AGGCCATCGTGCCCAAGGCCGCGCAGCACGCGATGCGCCGTGAGCTACGCCAGAAGGCGTTCGCGCGCTACGCCAAGGCGGGCGCGACCGCGAAGCCGATCGACGATCACCCGATGCTCGAGTTCCTGCGGCACGGCAACAGCGTGCTCGACGGGCGCACGGCGATGCAGATCACCGCGACGCACGTGCTGCTGAAGGGCGAGGGCTACTGGCTCATTGAGCGCTTCCAGGACGGGCCCATGGTGGGCCTGCCGTGCGCGTTCTGGCCGATCCCGCCGTTCTGGGTGGCCGAGACCGCAACCACGCTGCGGCCGTTCTACCGGCTCGCCTTCATGGGCTGGAATGTTTCGGTGCCCGAGTCGGAGATCGTGCGCTTCACCGACCCCGACCCCTTCAACCCGCTGGGCCGGGGCGTGGGCCTGGCCGAGTCGCTCACCGACGAGCTCGACCAGGACGAGTACGCGAAGAAGTGGGTGAAGGGTCGCCTCTACAACCAGGGCGTGCCGCGCACCGTCGTCACCATGGAGGGCGGCGGCGAGGCCGAGGCCAAGCGGATCCAGGAGGAGTGGCGCCAGAGCTTCCAGGGCGTCTTCAACCAGTTCAAGACCTGGTTCACGCCGCGCAAGCTCCTCGTGCAGCAGCTCGAGCCGAAGTTCGAAGAGATGAAGCTCATGGAGCTGCGGTCCGCGAACCGCGATTCAGTGCTGGAGCTCTTCGGCTATCCGAAGGAGCTCCTCGGCATCGTCACCACGCAGACCACGCGCGGCGCGCTCGACACCGCCGAGTTCCGCCTGGAGAAGTACGCGGTCGAGCCCTGGCGCGAGTTCTTCCGCCACGGCATGCAGCACCGCCTGGCCACCGCGTGGACGGACAAGGTGGTGCTCGACTACGTGGACGAGGTCCCGGCCAACCGCGAGTTCCAGATGGCCGCGGCGAAAGTGCGCCCGTACGCCTTCACCAACAACAAGTTCCTGGAGATCGCCGGCTTCGAACCCACCGAGGAGGCGTGGGGCGACGAGCGCCCGCCTACGCCCGTGGACGCTCCCGAGGACAAGGAAGTCATCCCCGGCGGCGGTGGTGGCCTCGGGGGCGGGAAGGCCGCGGACCCGGAATGGGCGCGCGAGCTCCGCGCGCTGCGTCGCAAGGCCTCAGGCGATGAGGGCGACGAACAGGACGACCGCGACTTCACCCACGACGACATCGACGACGTGCTGAGCGCCGTCGAGGACGAGGGCCTCGCCGACGAGGAGCTCAGCGACATCCTGGAGCGCAACGTCCGAGAGATCGGCGGCAAGGCGATGCGCGAGCTGGGGATGCAGGCCAGCGCCTTCGACCACCGCGACCCGCGCGTGAAGAAGTACCTTGAGGAGCAGTCGAGCGCGGCGATCACTGCCATCGACGACACCACGAAGGCCGACATCCGCACCACGCTCGCCAAGGTCGCCGACGAGGGCGGCAGCGTGCGCGACGCGGGGCGCGAGATCCGGAAGTACTTCGAGGACGCCAGCGTCGAGCGCTCGAACCTCATCGCCCAGACCGAGAACCTGCGCGCGAGCGGCTACGCCACGCACGAGGCGTTCACCCAGAGTGGCCTCGCGCTGAAGAAGTACTGGCAGCACGGCGGCGGCGAAGACGACCCGCGACAGGGCCATGTGGACCTCGCCGCGGCGGAGCCGATCGACCTCGACGAACCCTTCGTGAACCCGGAGACCGGCGTCGCGATGCTCTACCCGGGCGAGGCGGGCGACCCGGGCGAGGACTGCAACTGCCACTGCAGCCATTGGGTGAAGGCCGCGGAGCCTAAAGCCGCCAAGGCGCCGCCGACGGGCGCCGAGCTGCGCGCGTGGCGGAAGCCGGGCGAGGCGCGCATCCGCCGCGTCGCCAAGGTCGCGTTCGCGCGCCAGGCCAAGGCCGCGCTCAAGGCGCTCCGTGGCTAGGTGCGCGCCGCGGCAGTTCTGCGCGTGCGGACGCCCGGCGCTCTTCCTCAGCCCGAAGAAGCGTCGCTGGGTGAGCCGCGCAGATCATCCGGTCTGCCAGCGGTGCTGGAGCGGCGAGCGGCAGTCGCAGATGGCAGCGCGCATTTCCTCGCCCGCGCGCAGCCGTAGCGCGCCGCGCGGCTACGTGCCGCCGGTGGATCTCGACACCCCGGAGTTGCGCGTGCTGCGCGCGGTGCTGCAGGTGCTCGAGCTGGCCTTCCCGGACGGCGCGGCAGCGTAGGCCCGCGTTCGATATTCGCCCCGAAATTCTCCGCCCATCAAAGTCGGCTCCATGCTGAAGCCGACGAGCCTCGCGAACCTGAAGCGCGCCGCCCTGGCCGCGGCGGGCGCTGCTGCGCTCGCCGGCGCCGACGCGCGCGCGAGCGTGCGCTCGGTGCTCCTCAGCAAGGACGCCGAGCCGCTCGCGTCCACGATGCAGGTGGAGAGCATCGACGAGGCGGCGCGCACCGCGACGTTTGTCCTCACCGAGTTCGTGCCCGACCAGGTCGGCGACCGCGTGCTGCCCGAGGGCGGCGACCTCGCCGACTTCTTGCGCAACCCGCAGTTCCTCTGGATGCACCAGCAGGAGCTGCCGCCGATCGGCAAGTGGCTCAAGCTCTGGATCGAGGACGGCAAGCTCAAGGGGACGGCGTATTTCACGCCGCCCGAGATCGACGAGCCCGGCGACCCAGCGCACAGCTTCAGCGAGCGCTGCTGGTCGCTGGTGAAGGCGGGCATCCTCAACGCCGTTTCGATCTTCTTCCGCATCAAGGAAGCCGAGTTCAACGGCGAAGGCCTCGACGTGAACGCCTGGACGCTGCTCGAGGCGTCCCTGGTCACCGTCGGCATGAACCCGAACGCGCTGCTCGACGGCAAGTCGGCGGCCGCGCTCCTGGAGGACCGCATGCCCAAGGGCAAGGCGCTGACCGAGGGCAACGCGGGCGAGGGCGGAAACATGGCCACGGCCGACGACTTGCAGAAGTGCATGAAGGCGATGACCGAGGCCTGCTCGGCAATGCAGAAGTCCGTCGCCGACCACCAGGCGCTCGTCGACAAGCAGAGCAAGCTCGTCGAGGCGCACGGCAAGGCGCTCGCCGATGCGCAGGCGCACGCGCAGAAGCTCGCCGCGGTGCACGCCGACCTGCAGTCCGTCACCGACGAGCTCAGCCAGACCAACGCGGACAACGACCCCGACAACGAGGCGAAGAAGGCCGCGGCCGAGCTGCGCAAGCAGGCCGACGAGAAGTGGACCGAGGCCAAGAAGCTCGCCGACTCCGATCCGAAGAAGTCGGAGGCGCTCGCGCGCGAGGCCGGCGAGCTGCACGCGAAGGCCACGCAGGTGCTCGCGAAGGGCGGCGGTGCTCACCAGCTCAGCGGTTCGCAGCTCGCGCGCGCCAAGGCGGTCAAGAAGGCCGCCGACGACATGATTGCGGCCCACAACGCGTCGGGCGGCACCGACGCTGGCAAGCCCGACGACGACAAGGACGGCAAGAGCGCCAAGTCCTTCGAGCAGTGGCTCGCGAGCCAGACGCCCGAGCAGCTCAAGGCCGCCGCGGCCGAGATGGCCGAGCAGGCCATCCGCGAGCAGCGCGGCGCCATCGACTGATTTTTCACCCCATTCCCCCGCCCGAGCGGCGGAGCAGGAGCGCACCGATGACGACCCCGAATGCCAACCCCACCGGCGGCGCGCCCGCGCCCAAGGTGCCGCCCGAGTTCATGGCGGAGTTCACCGAGAAGATGGCCGCCATCACCCGCGAGGAGATGGACAAGAAGATCGAGGCGCTCAAGGCCAAGGCCGCGAGCGGCGAGATTAACCTCGCGCAGCATGGGCGTCCGGAGGACCTCAAGCTCAAGCACCAGGCCTTCTACGACTCCTACGACCCGCTCAAGGGCAAGGGCGTTGCGTTCGGCCAGTTCATCAAGGCGCACCTGATCGCTGCGAAGGGCGGCCGCGCCCTCGCCGACGTGACCAAGGAGCTCCAGGCCGTGGGCAAGCTGGACGAGTTCGTCGGCAAGGCGCTGCTCGAGTCCAACTTCCAGGACGGCGGCAGCACCATCAAGCCGGAGGTGATGGCCGACTTCATCGAGCTGCTCCGCGCTGCGCTGGTGCTGCGCGAGCTCGGCATGGGCGTGCTGCCCATGAAGAACAACGAGCTGATCTGGAACCGCCAGGTGGCGCCCGCGCAGGCCGCGTACCGCGGCGAGCTCGTGGCCATCTTGGCCAGCCAGCTGAAGACCGGCGCCATGAAGTTCCAGGCGCGCGAGCTGAACGTCTTCACCGGCATCAGCAACAACCTGCTCGCAGACGGCGGACCGCTCATCGACATGATGGTGCGCGACGACGTGATCGCGGTGATGGCGCTGCGCAGCGACCTCGCCGGCATCCGCGGCAACGGCGCCAACGACACGCCGAAGGGCCTCCGCTACCTCGCCGACAGCGGCAACATCTTCGACGCCACCGTGGCTGGCGCGGACGCCACCTTCCAGGAGGTGATGCTCGACCTCGCCAAGATGATCCGCAAGGTCAAGGGCGTGAACGGCGTCATCAAGAAGGGCGGCTGGGTCATCACCCCGCGCGTGGAGGAGTACCTCCAGGCACTGGCGTTCCAGAACATCAGCGCCGAGTTCGGCATCAATGCCTTCCGCGAGCAGCTCGACAAGGGCCTCATCCGCAACATGCCGTACCGCACCACCACCCAGGTGCCGGACAACCTCGGCGTGGGTGCCAACCAGACCGAGGTCTACCTCGCCGACTTCGCGGAGTACTTCCGCGCGGAGAACGAGGGCGTCCTGGTGGAGAGCTCGCGCGAGGCGACCTTCACCGACGGCAGCGGCGCGACGGTGAACGCCTTCCAGCAGGGCGTGACCGCCATCAAGGCGACCGCGCGCGAGGACTACGGCCTCCGCCAGACCAAGAAGGCGGCCATCCTGACCGCCTGCCCCTGGGGCAGCTCCCTCGGCTAGGCCTGAGCGGCTGACCGCACCCGCCCCGCTGCTGGCTTCGGCCGGCGCGGGGTCGAGGTGTCAGAGGGGCCGGAGTGGCCCCGCGAACCTTCGAGGAGCACGCCATGCCGTTCATCCCCTCCACCGACATCAACAGCGGCATCCAGTACGGCGCCGGCAAGATCGCCAAGGCCCAGGGCGCCGGCAACATCGACACCGGCTGGGTCGACCGCACGGACTTCGACAGCGCGACGCTGCTCGGCCAGCTCGGCGCGGCCGCGGGCGGCCCGGCGACGCAGAGCCTCAAGCTCCAGCTCTGGGACGCCGACGACGACACCGGCACCAACGCCGCGCAGGTGAAGCCCGACGGCGTGACCGCCGACTCCAGCGTCACCGGCGCCGCGGCCGACAACGCCATCACCCAGCACGGCGTGCGGTTCTCGAACTGCCGCCAGTGGGTCAAGGCGCGCGCGGTGCTCGCCTTCACCGGCGGCGCTGGCCCGACCAACGACGTGTCGGTGCAGCTCATCCTGGGCGGCGCGCGGAACATGCCGACCACGCCCCCGAACCCCTAGTTCCGAAACCTGACTGGTGCTGCCGGCGCGGATGACGCGCCGGCCCCGCCGGACCACTTCAACCAGGAGGCCACCGTGGCCGACAACAAGCCGTTCTACGCCCCCAACGGGAAGCGCGTGGTGAAGCTCACCACGCACCGCTTCGAGCAGCACAACCCCGGCGAGGTCGCCGGCTTCGAGGACGACGTGGCGAAGGCCCTCATCGAGAAGGGCTTCGCCGTCGACTACCAGCCGACCGAGGCGGAGCTGGCCCAGGCCGGCATCAAGCCGACCCCGCCCCCGGCCGACGCGACCAAGAAGGACGGCAAGCCCGCCGCGAAGTAGCGCGCGAGCGAGCTGCTCGATGAAGCCATGGCGATCGCTGCGAACGCGCTCACGGATGTAGCCAACGTCCAGACGCGCTTGCGGCTGGCCGCAGGGACCGACTCCGTCCTCATCGAGCAGCTCATCAACGAGGCGAGCGCGGCGATCGAGTCGTACTGCGACCGCCGTTTTGGCTACAGCGCCGCGGTCGTCGAGCAGCTCGCGACGAGGGGCGACGTGAAGCTCCAGGTGTCGCGCACGCCGCTGCTCAGCGTCGGGAGCATCACGCTGCTCTACGGCGATTCGGTCGTGACGGTGGATCCCACCGAGTACGAGCTCCACGACGCCGACGAGGGCACGGTCTACCGCAAGGTCGGGCCGTGGCCGTGGAGCGCGCGCTGGCAGGACGGGTTGAACTTCGACCTGGACCAGCAGCCGGGCACCGAGCGGAAGAATTGCACGGTCACGTACGCCACCGGCTACGTCACGCGCGTGCAGGCCGCTGCGGGGCTCGCCGGCGGGTGGGCGAATGGCGCGGTCGCGTTCGGAAAGCTCATCCGCCCCGACGCGCAGCCGACGCAGGTCTGGGAGGCTGTCGTCGCGGGCAACACCGGCGGTGTCGAGCCTGCCTGGCCCGCCGCGCCGGTAGTCGGCCAGCAGGTCATCGACGGCGGCGTGACCTGGGAGTTCACCGGCATCGAGGCCGCGGTGGGGCTCGGACGCAGCCTGCCGTCCGACCTCGAGCGCGCCTGCATCATCCAGACGGGCGCCTACTACCGCGGCGACACGCGGAACAAGAGCGTGAAGGACGAGGCGGTGGGCAAGGCCCGGCGCACCTACGTGAACACCGACCTCCTCGACGAGGTGGTGGAGCTGGTGAAGCGCTACGCGAGGTGGAGCTGATGGACCGCGCGAGCCTCCACCACCGCCTGCGTTGCTTCCGCGTCGCCGCCGCGCTCGGGCTGCCCGTCGGCTACGTGCTGGCCTGGCCCATCGACCACATCGACGCGGCGATCGCGCTGCTACTCCGGGGAGGCCGCTGATGGACCTCTCCGACGCCTTCCGCCAGGTGGTGAGCTTCAAGGAACCGGTGGGCACGCGCGGCGTGCACGGCGACCCCGACTTCACCGGCGCCGCGCTGCAAACCTCCAACGCGCGCGTGGAGCCCAGCACGCGCACCATCTTGAACTTTCTCGGCGAGGAGGTCCTCACCTCGCACTTCGTGATGATGGACCGCCAGCTCTCGCCGTTCGCGCGCGTGTGGCTGCCGGGTGCGGACACGGCGAACGACCAGCAGGCGCGGCGGCCGCAGCGCATCGAGGCGGCCGTGGACCTCGACGGCGTGACCTCTCATTGGGAGGTCTACTTCTGATGCCTCTCGAGGGCTCCAAAGAGTTGCAGGCGGACCTGCAGAAGTACGCGAAGACGGCCGAGGCCGCCTTCGGCGCCGCCATCTACGAGGAGGCGGTGGAGATCATCGGCGGGGCCGACGAGAACGTGCCCTACGAGTACGGTCACCTCCGCCGCTCGCACTACGTCATGCCGCCCGCGCAGGGCCCCAGCGGTACGGAGGTGGAGCTCGGTTACGGAGCCGGCTACGGCCTGTACGTGCACGAGATCCCGGCGAACCACCCGAAGGGCGGCAAGGACCACTGGCTGCGCGACGAGATGGTGAAGCGCCAGGCGGGCATGGCCGAGCGGCTCGCGAAGCGGACCGAAGCGCACATCGCAGCGGGTTCCGGATTCCAGTCGCTCGGCGTGCCGAGCGAGCGGCCCGACCCGATGGACGCGATCAACGCCGAGCGCGCTGACCGCGAGCGGGCCCGGCGCCGAGCTCGAGCGGCCGGCATCCGCGCCCAGAACGCGGCGCGCGCGCGGAGGGCTCGATGAGCGCGCGGATCCCAGAGAAGGACGTGCGCGACTTCCTCGCCGCGCTGCCCGGCTCCCCCTTCGGCGCTGCCGACGTGAACATCCGCTGCGGCTTCCCGCGCTCGCCGACCCAGCCCAACACCAGTCTCGTGGGGATCTGGATTGACGCCATCGAGCGCGCGCCGGCCCCGTATTACGGCGCTGCAGCGAACTACCGCACCGCGGACATCGACGTGAAGGTGGTCTCCGCGCCCGAGGACCTCGACGGCGGCTGGGCCCAGGCGCGCGCGGTGCGCGAGGCGCTGCACACCCACGCGCCCGACACCTACGTGGCCTGCCTGAACACGCTGTGCCGCTACATGGGCCGAAACGGCGAGTCCGGCCAGCACCTCTTCGCCGTCAATTTCACCCTCACCTGGTCGGCGTAGCCGACCGAAGGAGAAGCGCAAATGGCTACCCTGCCCGGATATGACGCCCTCATCTACAAGTCGCCCGACGGCGCGGCTTGGACCCAGCTCACCACGGCCACCGACATCAAGCCCGGCGGCCAGAAGAACGACATGCTGGACCGCACCTACTACGGCCAGGGCGATGCCCAGAAGCGCCGCAGCAAGGGCCTCCACGACAACAGCGTGAGCTTCAAGCTCGACTACGACAGCGCCGCGGCCCAGATCACCGGGCTCATCACCGACAGCGACGCCGGCAACGACGTGTGGCTCAAGGTGCTCTACGACGGCGTGCACGGCTTCAGCCAGAAGGGCCTCGTCGAGAACTACGACGTGAGCCCGCCCATCAACGGGAAGGTGGAGGTCACCTTCACCTGGCTGCCCAACGGCGTGAAGACCGTCATCTAGGCCGCGCGCGCAGTTCTTCGGCTGGCGCGCTCGCGAGGCGCGCGAGCCACTTGATGAGAGGCACCCATGGCTCTGGAACCTGGCTACCTGGCCCGCGTGAAGTTCAAGGGCGCGAGCACCGCGATGGTCGCGGAGGCGTGCACCGCGCTCGCGAACGATGCGCAGGGTCGGCACCGCTACCAGATCACCAACGCGGCGCACCGCCGCCTCGACCCGACCGTCGTGCCGACGGTGAAAGAGAACGCAGGCGCGATCACCACGCCGGTCGCCGACCTCTACTCCATCGACCTCTTCGGCGTGATCACCTTCGCGGTGGGTTACGTGCCCACGCCGAATGTGACGATCGACGGCGCCTGGCTGGCGGTGGGCGACCTGCCCGGCGCCTTCGACGTGAAGATCAGCCGCAAGAACCAGATGAGCGACAACACGCAGTACGCGCAAGGCGATCCGCAGAAGCGCCGCGTGCCGACGCTCCAGGACCTGTCGCTCTCGCTGAAGGGTCGCGGCTACCTCACCGACGTGTACGACTCGCCGGGCGTCGACACCCTCGAGTCCATCAGCGCGAACGGCACGCCGGTGCTCGTCGAGGTGGACCCCGACGGCCAGGGCGTCTTCGTCCTGCGCGCGTGGGGCATCATCGACACCAACGGGCAGGACATCCCGCTGGGCGAGCTCGCCGCCTACAACACCAGCGTGCAGGCCGCGCCGCAGGGCACCGCCAGCTACCTCAAGTTCGGCTGGAGCTGGGGCGCTCCGTAGCGCACTCGCGCGGGCGCCTTGTCACCGGCCCTCGCATTCCTTCTCACCGGCCCGCGTGGCCACCACCAGGAGCACCGCAGATGGAGACCGACAGCAACCAGGCGCAGAGCAGCACCACCAGCACCGAGGCCGCGCCGCCGGCGCCGCCGGTGGTGATCACCACCCAGGCCGACGCGCGCGCGCGCCTGCTCCGAACCAAGCAGCCCAAGTTTGAGCTCGCTGTGGTGGAGGGCGCCGAGTACGCGCTGGTCGTGCCGCCCGAGGGCGTGCGCGGCGAGATTGGCGCGCAGGCGCTCGACGTGGACGGCAAGGGACGGGTGCGGAACGGAAACCCGAAGCGGCGCCAGGCGATGACCATCATCGCCATGGTGCACGCGATCGTGGTGGACCCGACGACCCAGCAGAAGCGGCCCGGCGCCAAGGTCTTCTCGGACGCCGACCTCCAGACGCTCATGAACGAGCCGTCGTGCCCGGAGAGCGTGATCTGCCTCTTCGGCGAGAAGTGCGAGGACGTGCTGTACCGCGCCGACGAGAACGCGATGGTGGCCGCAAAAAACGGCTGATGCACACCCCGCTCCGGCGATTGCTCTACGCGATCGCCTCCGAGCTCGGTGTGCACGTGCATGAGGTCGAGCAGTACGACCGCGACGAGGTGTTCGAGTGGTTGGCGGAGTTCGAGATCCGCGCTGAGGAGCGACGGGTAGCCCTGGGGGATTGATGTCAGCCGAGCTCGCGCCAGTCGTTGCCAAGATCACCGCGGACACCACCGGGCTCGAGGCGGGCGTCCAGCGGTCCACGACCGCGACGGCAGGGCTCGAAAAGCAGGTGCGCGACACGGAGCAGGCACTGGCTGATCTTGGCCAGGAGGGGCTCCAGACCATTCAGAACCTGGGTGCATCCGCCGAGCAACTGACTCGGATCATCGAATCCGACTGGAACGCTGCGCTCGCGGAGAACGTGCAGCACATGCGAGGCGTGCGCGAGGAGATCGAGGAGACCGTCACCGCCGTCGACCAGATCAAAGAGGGCCTGGGCGAGATGGGAAAGAGCTTTGCCATCGCGACGCTCGCCGCTGGCGCGATGGAAAAGGTCGTCGAGACCGTGAAGGAGTTCGTCGCCGAGAGCATTCGCGCCGCCCAAGCTGCGCAGGACATCGACGTGCAGTTCCGTCTTGCGTTCGGCAACGCCTCGAAGGAGGCGAAGGAGTGGGCGGAGCAGACCGGCGCGGCGGTAGGCCGCAGCGCGGACGACCTCGAGAAGGCCGCCACCAAGTTCAAGGTGATGGCCGATGGCATGGGCTTGACCGGCGAAGAGGCCGAGCACATGTCGGAGTCGCTCGCGAAGCTCGCCGTGCAGATGTCGCAGGCGCGCGGCGTCCCGCTCGAGCAGGCCGTCCAGGCGCTGAGCGCGGGGCTGCACGGAGCCGGCCGCGGGCTCTACGAGTTCGGCATCGCGATGAACCAGGTGACGCAGAACGAGGAGGCCATGCGGCTGGGCCTCGGCGACACCTACTCGAAGCTGGGCGAGGCCGAAGCCGCACAGGTCAACTTCAACCTGATGATGAAGAGCGCCGCGCTTGTCTCCGCCGAGGCGGCCGCGGCGTCGGGCACCTATACGAACAAGCTGGCCGAGCTTAAGTCGAACTTCGAGGAGCTGCAGGGCCACCTGGCGGGCGGCGTCCTCGATGATCTGACCAAGCTCGTCTCGGCCATCAACGAAGGTGTCGTGGCCTACGACAAGATCAACGAGGCCACGAAGGGCTGGAGTACCACGCTGCTCGAGGGGCCTATCGCAGCGACAACGCGCGCGGCTCGCGAGCTGAGCGATGAACTTCTCAAGCTCGCCGGCATCGGCGGAGGTCCGGACGCGGCAAAAAGTGCGGCTACGGACGCCGCGATGATCAAGCAGGCTCAGGAGCAGAAGAGGCACTGGGACGATGAAGCCGCCCACGACGCTGAGCGGGCCCAGAGGAACGCGAAGCTCTTCGACGAGATTGAGAAGAAGACCGACGAGATCGACAAACGCCACCTGGAGATGGTGCGCCAGGCCATTGCTGAGCAGGCCAAAGCCGCGGCTGAGCTCGCGAAGGACGGCGCCTACCAGCACAACCTCGCCCTCGACGCGATCAAGGCTATGCAGAAGGCTGACGCCGACAAGGACGCGGCCTCGGTCTTTTCTGCGAACGAGGATCTCCAGGGCGCGATGGCGGCCGCCGACGTGCGGCGCAAGAGCGACGAGGACTCCGAGAAGCGAGCAGAGTCGCAGGCCCAGCGTCTCCAGAAGACGCTCGACGACATCAAGAAGAACGGCGGCGGCTTCGACCAGATCAAGGCCGCACAGGCCGCGGTCGACGCGGCGTACCTGAAGGTGCAGGCCGCTGGCGCTCAGGTGATCAACGACGACAAGACGGCCCTCTCGACGCTCGCTCAGGGCATCAAGGACCAGCAGGCGCTTCAGGAGGGCCGCGACAAAAGCTCGAAGGTCTACATCGACGCGCAGAAGAAGATCGACGACCTCGAGAAGCAGCGCGGCGAGGCGCAACAGAAGCTCAACGAGGATGCCAACGCGCTCGAGGATAAGCGCCGCGCGAACATCGATCGACTTCAGAAGGTCCAGCAGGAGGCCTCCAACTACTTCAAGTCCATCGGCTCCAGCCTCGGCCACGCCGCGCTCGGGCAGGCCGGCGGAATCGTGGACAGCGCGGCGCAGGGCGGTCAGGTCGCCGGGCCCGCCGGCGCGGCCGCGGGAGCCGCCGTTGGGCTGATGGAGCATTCAAGGCAGATGCAGCAGCTCCAGGCCGAGGTGAACAAGCTCACCCAGGCGCTGGCGGACACCATCGGCTCCGCGCTCGAACCGCTGATCCCGGTCATCCAGGAGATCGAGCAGGCCATCCAGCCGGTGCTGGATGCGCTGAAGCCGCTGCTCCGCGCCCTCGGCGAGTCGGTGGCCGGCGCGCTGCAGGAGGCGCTCAGCCAGCTCGAGCCGTTCATCGGCCCGCTGGTCGAGACCATCCAGGCGATCACGCCACTCATCGAGATCTTCGAGAAGGTCAATGCGATCGTCACCGAGGTCGCCGCGCTCTTCGACCCGATGACGTACGCGATGAAGGCGCTGGCCGCCGCGGCGGGCCCGCTCGCGGACGCGCTGCAGGCAACGGCCGACGCCATCGGCTACGCGTGGGACGAGATCATCGGCGCCGTCCAGTGGCTGCTCAACGGGCTCGCGCACGCCCTGCCCGGCGACCTCGGCGACGCCATGCGCGAGCTCGACGATCAGCTCGATGGTCTGAAGTACTCGGCGCAGAAGACCGCCGACGCGATGACCGCCGCGATCCAGGCGCTCGACGACGGGGCGAAGAGCCTCACCGACGCGCAGCACGCCGCCGTCCAGGCGCGGATCAACTTCGACCGCCAGGAAGCCGCCGCTCTCGGCGGCTACATCGGCGCGGCCCTCCAGGCCGAGGCCGAGCGGCTCCAGAAGGAGCTCGACGCCACCGCGAAGTTCGGTTCGGCGATGGACCTCACCGAGCGACACCTGGAGCAGCTCCAGAAGCAGGCCAAGGACGCGGGCGACGCGCTCAGGCAGATGACGGCCGCGGCGGACTCGGCAGCGGACCGCGCCAGCAGCACCGTGTCCAACGACATGCAGAACTCGGCCGCGCTCCAGGCGGCGATCGCGCTGGCGCGGCAGGAGGGCGCGAGCCCCGACGTGATTGCCGAGCTCCAGAAGGAGTACGACGCCGCTCAGGCGCAGCTCGCGATCGACCAGCTCAAGCTGCAGGTGGCCATAGACGCCCAGCAGATCGCGCACGACGACGCCCAGGCGCAGCTCGCCGAGCTCGCCGAGCAGAACGACCTCGCCCGGGTGCAGCTCGACTACCAGCGCGGGCTGAAGGACTCGGACAAGCAGGTGATCGCCGATTGGGCGGCTGCGTTCGCCGACTCGACCGCGCACAACCAGTACGAGAACGCCGCCAAGAACGACGCCACTCAGATGCAGAAGGACCAGCAGGCGCTGCTCATCGCCCAGGCGCAGCAGCTCGTGGACAACACCAAGGCCACGCTGGGGAACACCAAGGCGGTGCAGGACGCGAGCGGCTCGAGCCTGAACGTCCCGGCGATGTTCAAGGTGGCGCAGGCCGTCGACGCGGCGCTCTCCGCCGGCGGCGGCACGAGCTCGAGTGGCAAGGGCCTGGCCACGCTCTCGCCTTCGGCCAAATCGACCATCGACCAGCGCGTGTCGAAGGTGCTGGAGAACGGCACCTACAACGGCTTCGTGAACCACGGGACCATCAACTTCTACGGCTCGGACGGCAGCAAGAGCTCGAGCGGTTCGTTCACCGACCAGGTGGTGAAGGCCATCAAAAAGGACAAGCAGACTCGCAAGGGCAGCAGCTCCCGCGAGGACGGCCCGCGTTGGCACTTCAAGGACGTGGGGTGAGCTGATGGCGTTCATCCAGCTCAACGGCATCGAGCTCGAGGCGCAGCAGGGCTCGGGCGACGAGGAAGAGCAGGAGGTCGGCGAGGGTCTCACCGAGGCCTTCGACGGCAGC